TCTCTTTCTTTATCCAAAGGAAAGGTCATTGAACGGAAAGGAAAAGGCCATGACTTGCCGCGAATTGAAACGGTCATTACGGGAGCAGCCGGGAGTTATGGCCCCGAAGTTGCGGATTGGGCTGAGCGCATTCTCGGAGTGGAACTCATGCCATGGCAAAGGCATGTTCTCAACGGTCAGCTTGCCGTGGATGCCGAAGGGCAGTTTCTCAACCACGTATCGCTTGTGTCCGTCGCTCGACAAAACGGAAAGACCGTAGCGCTCAAGGCGTTGCTGGGCTGGTGGCTAACCCAGCACGCTACGCAGGTCGGCCCTCAAACCATTCTGACTACAGCCCACAGGCTTGATCTAGCGACAGCCCTATTCCAAGACCTTGCCCCGGTGATTGAAGCCAAGTTCGGTGTCAAAGCTGTGTGGGCGTATGGTCGTAACAGCATCAAGGTCGGTGACTCGCGCTGGTACGTCAAAGCAGCCCGGCCATCCAGCGGTCACGGTATGAGCGTTGACCTAATCATCGCTGATGAAGTGTTCGGCATTGACTCCGAGACGCTCGACATCGGTTTGCTGCCAACTCAGCGCGCGCGACCTAATCCTTTGTGCTCAATGTGGTCAACGGCAGGCACCGAGGACTCCATAGCGATGCTGCGGTGGCGTGAGCAAGGCATACGTGCCATTGACTCAGGCGAAGTCACGAATTCTGTGTACCTAGCGGAGTACAGCCCACCGCCCGACCTTGACCCGATGAGCGAAGCCGCGTGGGAGTACGCCAACCCGGCACTCGGGCACACGCTGGACATTCGTACCGTTCAGGCTGAATCCAAAGGCCCCAATCGTGCCGGGTTCCTGCGATCTAGCGTGAACCTATGGGTACAGTCAGAGCTGTCGTGGCTACAGCCCGGCAAATGGGAATCGTTGCGTACCGATTTGCCACCGTTGCCCGGTGGCGTGCTCGCCGTAGAAGTATCGCTCGACGATGGCAGGTACGTGGCGGTACGTGTGAACGCCAATACTGCTGGGATACTTTGTGCGACTGTCGCATTCATGTGCGAAACCGTGACACAGGTATGGGATAACATTCGTGCCCAGTTGGCCTCCAACTCAGGCTTGCAAGTTGCTATCACGCCGACACTGGACACCAACTGCCCCTCCGATCTGCAACGTCGCAGGGTGCTGGTCGGCTATCAGGAAATAGGGCGCTACACGTCAATGGTCAAGAACCTCATCAATGAGGGCCGCGTCAATCACACTGGTGAGACGATGTTGGCTGAGCATGTCGGGCGTGCTGTCGCAGTAAAAACTCCGGGCGCTATTGCATTGTCATCACAGAAGTCGAGTGGCCCGATTGAGTTAGCCCGGTGTCTTGTGTGGGCTGTTGGTATGTGCGCTAAGCCGCGTCCGATGGTGAACCGACCCATGATTGCATCGAGTGCCTAGACTGATGTCACGATGGCATTTTCACTGAAGCGCGCAGTCGCTAACAACACAAACGCACAGATAGGTGCAGCTGGCGCTGCTGGCAATCCGCTGGTCGGCAACTTCATCACCTATACCACCGACTTCAACAGGTCGGCTGCCATCCAAATTCCCACCATCAGCCGGGCACGTGACCTGATCTGCTCAATGGTTGGCTGCCTTGAAATTCATCAGTACGCCAAACAGTGGATGGATGACGACTACGAGGAAATTGACTTGCCGGATGACACGTGGTTCCACCAGCCCGACCCCAACGTCACACGCAACTTCATCATGAGCTGGACAACCGATGACCTACTGTTCTACGGACGCGCCTTCTGGATTGTGACCAGCCGCTTCGGAAACGGCTTCCCAGCAACCTTCACGTGGATTCCAGCAGCTGACGTACAGACACGCGACCAAGCCGGCCCACAATGGTTCGGCCCCAGCAAAGAGGTGTATTTCAACGGCTACAAGCTTGACCCCAACGATGTCGTGCAATTTCTCAGCCCAATCCAAGGCTTGCTTACCATGGGCGCTCGATCAATTCGTACCAACATCAACCTTGATACCAGCGCCGAGCGATTTGCCAAGAATCAAACCCCGGCAGGTGTGCTGAAGCAAACCGAAGGCGAGCCTTTGAGCGCCGAGGAACTCTCCGAATTGGCGGCTGGCTTTGCAGCTGCACGAAACAACAATGCGATTGCTGCGTTGAACCAGTACGTGGACTGGAAAGAGTCCTACATGGATCCGAGCAAGTTGCAGTTGACGGAAGCACGCACCTATCAGGCGTTGGAAATGGCACGCATCGCCAACATTCCGCCTTATTTGGTGGGTGCGCCAAGCGGCTCTGGCATGACTTACCAAAACGCGCAACAGGCACGGCAAGACCTTTACCTATTTGGTGCAAAGCCGTTCATTGATTGCATCGAGCAGACGTTGAGCATGAATAACATCACACCACGAGGCCGTTACATTTATTTGGACATTGACACATACCTGGAGGAGTACGAAATGTCTCCCGAGGAGGACAACGCTGCACCTTCTCGGGAGATACCCTCTAACGACGAAAGCGAGAACTCATGATTCGCCTAACTGCACAAAACACATTTGTCCTGGCTGAGGATGGCGAGTCACCACGCTCAATCTCTGGCGTTGCCGTACCTTGGAACACCGAAGCAACCGTCAGCGACGGAACTCGCGTCCGTTTTGAGCGCGGCTCACTGCCGATCACTGGCAAGAAGCCCAAGCTGCTCAAGTACCACGACTCCGAGCAGCCAGTAGGCGTAGTCACCGGGCGACTTGATTCTGAGGAAGGCATGCTCTTTACGGCCCGAATTAGCGCCACCAGCGAAGGCAACGACATGCTTGAACTCATCAAGGACGAGGCAGTTGACTCGGTATCAGTAGGCGTTGACGTAGTAGACGCTTCCTACGACGACAACGGCACCATGATCATCAAAAAGGCCAACTGGGTAGAATTATCACTTGTCACGGCACCTGCATTCAAGGGCGCTATGATTACAGAGGTTGCAGCGACCGAACCACAAGAGGAGACAACCACAATGTCCGAAGTCAAGGTCGAAGCATCCGTAGAAGCACCAGCACCAGCACCACAAATGCTGTTCGCTGCACCAAAGAAAGAATTCGTCATGCCAACCGCTGGCGAATACATCAGCAAGCTGTGCCAGGGTGGCGCAGTTGCTGCCGAGTTCCTCGCCAATCTGAAGGCTGCTGCACCTGATGTTGTCACGACTGACACGCCTGGCCTTCTGCCAACGCCAATCCTCGGCCCGGTGTACAACAACCTGATCGGTCGTCGCCCAGTCATCGATGCAATCGGTGCACGCGCAATGCCCGGTGGCGGCAAAGTGTTCTCACGCCCGAAGGTGACCACGCACACCACGATTGGTGCGAGCAATGGCGAAAACCAGCCGCTTGATGCAGGCACGTTTGTCGTCGCCAAGGAAAACGTCACCAAGGCTGTGTACGGCGGTTACGTCAAGTTGTCCGAGGAGGACATTGACTGGAGCGAACCCGAAGTCTTGGGTGCACTCGTGGATGACATGTCACGTGAATACGGCAAGCAGACCGAGGACGCAGTAGAAGCTGCGCTCAAGGCTGGCATCACCACCACGCGCGCCGCGTTTGACGTAACTGACCCGGCTGAATGGGCAGCATGGATCTACGGCGCGTCGCAGACCATCCTCAACGCCAGCACGCACCTGCCAACCCACCTTTTCGCATCGCCTTCGTTCTGGGGTGCACTCGGACAGCTCAGCGACACCGCTGACCGTCCACTGTTCCCACAGGTCGGCCCAATGAACGCATTCGGCAACGTCGCCCCCGGCACGCTGTCAGCCAACGCATTCGGCCTCTCAGTCGTGGTGTGCCCATACGAGAGCGACTTCCTCGCAATCGGTGCCGCCGATGGCTTTGAGATCTACGAACAGCAAAAGGGTGCAATCCAAGTCGAAGCCACCGATGGCTCGCTGTCACGCATCATCAAGTTCCGCGGATACCTCGCGACCTTGATGCTTGATGCCAGCAAGTTCGTTGAAATCGCCTAAGTTCACTCCCTCCAGGTGACACTGAACGGTGGCAACTTACTCACTTACCCATAAACAGGTAGTTAGTAACGTTGCCGTCGTTCAGTTGCTGGAGCCTCACAACTTTGAGGTAGGGCAGTCAATCACGCTGTCCGGCATCAATGCCACGTGGAATGGCACGCACAAGATTCTGGCGCTGCCCGAGTACTACTTCATCGGCGTATCGCAACAAGGCGATTACCAGTACGACACTGACACCATCATCCCCAATCAGGTGCTGTTTGCGCTGACCACGGCTGATGCTGATCGAGCAGCCGCCACCGGGACATGCAGTTACTCGGTGACGTGCTCGTGGATTGTCCTGGGCGATGTCGAGGACTACCTCGGCTTCACGTTCACCAACCCGAGTGCTGACCTTGACGTAGCCAACATGGCAGTGAGCGCAGCAAACCAATTTGCGTACCGCAAGCGCGAGGAGTCAGGCTATTTTGATTCACCAACCGTGGTGCCAGATGGCGCGGTAAAGCTCGGCACCGTTCAGTACGCGGCAATTCTGTACCGTGAGCGCGGCTCTACGGAAGCGTTTGCGTCGTTTGACCCACTAGCCACAGGTGGCCCGGTCACAGGCAACTACGGTCAAATCTTGCGTTTGCTCGGAGTCAATAAGCCACAGGTGGCCTGACATGTCAAACATGTTCAAGGATGGTTACGACCAACTGGTCGCCAAGCTGCAGACGATTACCGGGCTGCGTGTTTTTGATGATCCACGCAACATGAACCCACCATGCGCATTGGTCGAGGCACCGACCATCATGATGGCTACCAACGTGGTGGCTGACATGGAGTTCCGTGTCGTGATGACTGCCTTGGGCACCGGGGACAACAGAACGCTGGACAATTTGCTGGACAACATTGACCTGATTCGCGCTGCACAAATCGGCTTGACGGATGCACGCCCAACCACCGTGTCGTACGGTGGCGCTGACTACCCTGCCTACGAGCTGACAATACGCACCAAAGTAAGCCCCTAGGGCTACTAGACTGCTCTACGGGTAAGCAGCGACCCTCGACGTAGAGGAGATTCGCTACATGGCTAACGCAACCACTTACCTGGCTTCCCCATCTTTTGGCATCGGCCCGAACCTTGCTGGAATCAAAGACCTGACCGATCAGTGCAAGTCGGTCGTTGTCACCAAGTCGCGTGAAGCGCTCGACTCCACTTCGTTTGGTAACACTGGCCGCCAGTTTGTTGGTGGCCTTACCAACGTGACTGTGACCGCCACTCTGCTGATGGAGTACTCAAGCACCCCGGGCACCTACGTTGACCTGACCAGCCTTGTCGGCACCAACGTGTACGTCGCAGTCAAAGCTGCATCGGCTTCAGCAATCAGCACCACGAACCCAGAGTTCCAAATCACTGGCGGCTACCTTGAGTCGCTTGATGTCGTGAACGGCTCGGTCGGTGAACTGTCCGAAGTAGAAATCACCATCACAGGCGGCGTGCTGGTTGAGGACGTGACCCCGTGAAACTAACCATCAAGGTGTCATTCAAGACACCAGCAGCGGAATTGGTTACAGAGCAAGTCACAACGACAATTGCTACGGCTGCTGCGTGGGAACGCAAGTTCAAGCGCCGCGCCAGCGATCTACAGGCTGGTATCGGCATTGATGACATCATGTTTATGGCGTGGCATCAGCTCAACGTCAATAAGCGTGAAGGCCGCGACTATGACACTTGGCTTGTGTCCGTTGAGGATTTTGAGGTAGTGGAGACTGCCCACGCAAACCCTACGGAAGCAACAGCGTCCGCCGCCAGTTAGCGGAACTGCTGTTGGCTACCGGGTGGTGGCCTCCGAACATCGAGTTTGATTCTGAGGATTTGGCTACCGTGTTACTGCTGGCGAGAAAGCAACAACAACGTGGCTGAAACATCTGTAACTGTTGTCGGTGTCAAGGAGACGTTGCGCGAGTTGCAGCGCATGGAGCCTGAGCTTGCCAAAGAAATCAAAAAAGAGTTCAAGACCATCGTTGATCCGATTGTGAAGGATGCTCGAAGCAAGGTTGTGAATCTGCCGTTGTCGGGTATGTCGCGCAATTGGAAAGGCGGCAGGCTCATGCCGTGGGCACAAAGCTCGGTCAGCAAATCCATTATTGCGCGTTTTAGTAATCGCAGGCGTGGAAACAGTTTGGCTGTTTTTAGCGTCACGATGAAAAGCCCGGCAGGCACGATTTTTGACATGGCAGGCCGCAAAGCACCTAATCGGTTGGCTTCGGCATTGTCGCAACTGTACGGTGCCCCATCGCGTTTGATGTGGCCCTCATACGAGCGCAATGCCGATCAGGTCAATGAGAACCTTGGTCGAGTGGTAGAGAAAATCAATGATGCCACTACGAATAGACTGACTCGCTAATGGCTGTAACAATCCCAATCATTTCTGAGTTTGATGGCAAAGGCATTAGCAAGGCTGTTGCCGAGTTCAAGAACCTTGAAGGCGCTGGCGCTAAAGCCCAGTTCGCCCTCAAGAAGGCTGCCCTGCCGGCAACTGCGGCTATTGGTGGGCTGGCTGTGGTCATTGGTGACGCAACCAAGGCCGCTATTGAGGACGCAAAAGCACAAGCACTGCTCGCTCAGGCCATTACCAATAACACGCTGGCTGGGGAAGCCAACATCAAGGTCGCTGAAGCATTTATTGAAAAAACCATGATGTCGGCGGCTGTTGCTGACGATGAGCTACGCCCAGCCCTCGCCTCGCTTGTCCAGGTGACCGGAGAAATGACTTCGGCACAGGATGGCCTCACACTGGCCCTCGACATCGCAGCAGCCACTGGCGTTGATTTGGGCACGGCTACAGATGCCATCGCCAAGGCGTACGGTGGCAACACCAAGGCGCTAGGTACGTTGCTGCCCTCGGTACGCAGCCTTATCAAAGAAGGTGCGTCACTTGACGAGGTGTTTGCGGCTGTGGCTGGCACGGTCGGCGGATCAGCAGCTGTGGCTGCCAACAGCGCCGAAGGTCAAATGAAACGGCTATCGCTCACCATTGGCGAAACGAAAGAATCCATCGGTGCAGCATTTCTGCCCATCCTCGAGCGCCTGCTCCCAGTACTGCAAAAGTTCGCTGTGTACGTACAAAATAACACTGACAAAGTGCTAGCGGTCATGGCTGTGGTCGGCTCCCTTGCCGGAGCGATTCTGGCATTGAACGCAGTAATGAAAATCATCACCGTGACTCAGTTGGCGTTGAACCTTGCCATGGCTGCCAACCCAATCGGCCTCGTCGTTACGGCTGTCGCGCTGTTGGTGGCTGGCTTCGGTGTGCTGGTCGCTAAGACTGGCAGCGTCAAGAACGCATTTGCCACCATGGGCAATTTCATCATTGGCATTTTTGAGAGCATCGCCAATACTTACGTCAGCATGATAAACCTTGTCATCAAAGGCTTGAATTTGCTTCCGGGTGTCAACATTGGGGAACTTGGTGACATCAACCTGCCACGGTTCAACATCTCTAGCGGTGGCACTGCTAGCGGTGCTGCTGGTACGGCTGCTGGCCCTGATCGAGTGGAGCGGATGATTCAAGTACCAAGTATCCCGGCTATTGCCCCGGTGACGTTGCCTGCACCATCAGGTGGCGGTGGCGGTGGCAGTCGCGGTGGCGGTGGCGGTCAAATGACCGTGCAACCGTTTGACCCTTCGGTGTATGACCCTAAGAGCCGCTACTACGAAGTCCCAGCCATGCTGGACGCGGCGTATGCGCCGAAGCAGGCTGTGTACAACGTGACTGTCAACAGCACGATTGCCGATGAGCGCTTAGGTGACACCATCGTAAACGCGTTGAAACAGTACAACCGTCGCAGCGGCCCACTTGACGTACAGATTGCGTAACCATGGCTGCCAGCGTTGTCCAATCAGGTAGTTACCTGCTCGAGCTTGACACAGGCTTTGACTACAACTCATTTAGGTTGGATGACGCAACCAAAGGCGTACTCAATAACACGAGTTACACATTGGGGCCAAATACCACCTACGCGGACATTACTGAGTATGTGACCGAGGTTGCCTACAGGCGAGGTCGCCGCAACATTGACGATCAGTTTGGTGCCGGGACGATGAGCTTCCGCATGACCGACGAGACAGGCATTCTCGGGCCGTATGACACTGCCAGCCCCTACTACGACCCCAGTAACGACAAGCCTGGACTTGCACCTATGCGTCGAGTCAGGTTGAGCCGATCATCGGAGTATTTGTTTGTCGGGTACGTGACGGCTTACAACTATGAGTTTGCGTTGGCTGGCCCTAACACGGTGGCGGTGCAGTGCTCAGATGATTTCTACCTGCTGGCTCAGACGCAGATGGCTGCGTTCAACCCGAGTGCGGAAACCTCGGGAGAACGCATTGAGACTGTTCTAGCGCTGCCAGAGGTCAATTACACAGGCACTACGGCTATTGACCCGGGCACCGTCAACATGGGCCACGACAACTCATACACGCTCAATGCCGGGCAAAACACGCTGGGCTACATCACGCAAATCAACCAGGCAGAGCAGGGCCGAGTGTTTATGAGCAGGGCGGGTGTGTTCACGTTCCAGCCGCGTATCGGAGCCACGCTGAGCGGCTCGGTCATCACGTTTGCCGATGATGGCACGAACACACCGTATGACAACGTGGAGATTGAGTTTGACGCTGATGGCGTGCTGAATCGCGCGTACGTGCAGGCGCTTGATGGCAAGAATGCGTTGGCTGAGGATTTGACCAGTCAGGCCACGTACTTTATTCAGTCGCAGTCGATCACAAACAGCCTGCTGCATTTGCAAGGCGAAATTGATGACCTGGCTGACTATTTGCTTGAGCCTGAGCCTGCCCCACGTTTTACGGCTGTCAGCACCAACTTTGCCCTGCTGGATAACGCTGAGCGCGCTTTGGCTGCCACCGTGGACATCGGAGACACCATCACGATTACCAAGGACATCACCGGGCTATCAACCATCACGTCAGAACTAAGCATTGAAGGCATTGAAGGCAACATCAATTTTGCGTCAGGCCATCGCATCACCTACTACACAGCCCCAACCACTGTTGTGTTCCAGCTCATTTTGGACGACCCGGTGTACGGTCAACTTGATGGCACAAACGTATTAGGATGAGGTAACCATGGGCGCTAACGCACAGACAACTGTTCCAACATTTACGGCTGCACAGGTTTTGACTGCCGATCAGATGAATCAGAGCGCTCGAACTGGTGTTCCAGTGTTCGCTGATACCACAGCGCGTGACGCTGGCTTTGGTGGCAGTGGCGAGAAAGTGCTTGCTGAAGGCCAATTGTGTTATTTGGAATCCACAAACGTAGTGCAGTATTACGACGGAGCTGCTTGGGCAACAGTTGGCCCGATGACTGTTACACCAAGAATTGCACAAGTTGTCAACACAATCAAAACTGATGCTTTTACAACCACAAGCGCAACGTACGTGGACATTACTGGTTATTCGGTAACCATTACTCCAACGAGTGTGTCAAGCAAAATTTTGGTCATTACTGGATTAGCAACGTCGCAAGACAGTAGTGGTCGTGCTTCATTTACGCTTTTGCGCGGTGCTACAGCTATTGCCGACTCAACTGGATTTGCTGGAAGCAATCAAACCAATGCGTCTTTTGGCGCGCCTGCCTATAATTCGCTGTATCTTGCAATTTCGTATTTGGACAGCCCGAACACGACATCAGCAACTACGTACAAAATTCAAGCTAAAACCACAGGCGGCATTTGTTACATCAACAGCCAAAACGGTGGAACAACACACGGCAACGTTTCAACCCTGACTGTAATGGAGTACCTACCATGACCGATTACGCAGCCGTCCTCAACGCCAACTACCCGGGCACACAATGGTCACTAAATAACAATGACTACGCAACGCTCAAATGGTATTCAGACTCAGATCAACCAACACAAGCCGAGCTTGATGCCGCATGGCCGCAAGTGGACTACGACAATCAGGTGGCTGCTGTTGAGTCAGCACGTCGAGTCGCATACGAACAAGAATCTGACGGTCTGTTTTTTGAGTGGCAACGCGGTGACAACACCGAAGCCGCTTGGCGTGCAGCTGTAGCCAAAGTAAAAGCCGCACATCCTTACCCACCATCACCAAAGGCATGACCTATGAAATGGGCACCCATGCTCGAAGATTGGTTGAAAGCTTTCGTCGCTGGAAGCGCCGCCGTGCTTATCACAAGCAACTACAACGCAGAAAACGCGCTAAAAGCCGGAATAGCAGCAGTACTGCCACTGATCTACGCTTGGGCAAACACTAAAGACACGCGGTACGGACGCAAGTGAAATACCCGGTCAAGCCAGTAGTACTTCCTGCTGACCTGCGAGGCGTACAGCCAGGGCGATTGCCTGCCTACCTGCTCAAAACCATTCGGCCCTATGGGCAACTACATCCATTGGCTGCTCAAGCGTGGGAGGCTATGCGTAGAGCTGCACACGCTGACGGCATCAGGCCGTTCAAGCCCACGAGCGTCGCAGACACGTACAGGAGCCTTGAGACGCAGGAGCGAGGCTTTATGGCCCGATACACCACAGCACCTATCCCAACCACGTCAGTACGCACGTACAAAGGTCAAAAGTATTACCTGAAGCCTGGCATGGCACCAATGGCAACACCGGGCACATCAATGCACAACCTTGGACTGGCTGTAGATGTCAGCAGTGCTAGCGGTGATCGACTCAAATGGATGCTTGCTAACGCTGATTGGTACGGCTTTTGCTGGGAGCTGCAATCAGAGCCTTGGCACATCAGGTACTACACAGGGGACAAGGTACCCTTGAAAGTGCAGCAGTTTGTGAGCCTGCATGCCGACAGAGATTTACGTAGCGCTAATTAGCGGTATTGCCATCATCTGCGCAGCTGTCCTGCCAGCCATTTTGATTGAGCGTGCCCGACGAGAAAATGCTGACGATCACGCATACGTCCGCAAGATACTTACTAGGGTGGAACACAAGATTGACAACCATCTGGAGGATCACGACAATGGCGTTACGCGACGAAATAGAACCAAGACAAAATAGGTTGCACGACCTAGGCGTTTGGATTGATGCACAGCCAAACGGCGAAGAATGGTACGAACTGATTTACAACTTGGATTACAGCAATCACTCGATAGCCCGGCTGTTGACCAAACATGGCTTCAAGTGCGATTGGAACGTTGTGTACCGATTTAGGCGCAAACATGTCACTAAGTAACGAGATTGCCGAGGAGCAGACGCTCGAGCAGTTGCGTGAGGCGCTCAAGCGTTCTCAGCAGCAGTACGCCAAGCTCAAAGTCAAGAACGACGAGTTGGTGCAGGCTGTGTATCAGGCCGCCAAAGACGCAAGCCTCGGTACGCCACCAGTAAAGGTCAAGCCACCGACCAAGGACACTCGCAAAGGCAAAGCCGAGGTAGCAGTCATTCACTGCACCGACTGGCAGCTCGGCAAGAAATCTGTGTCGTACGGCTCGGAAACATGCGGTCAACGCATAGATCGTTTTATTGACAAGACGTTGCACATCACCGAAATTCAACGCAAACATCATCCGGTACGCGAAGCGGTGCTAATGCTTGGCGGTGACATGGTTGAAGGCATGGGTATTTTTCCTGGGCAGGCATACGAGGTGGACAGCCACCTATACGAGCAACTGTTCGAGGTGTCCAGGCTGATTGCCAAAACGGTGACAACACTTGCCAGCAACTTTGAGACTGTGCGCGTGGTGTGCGAATACGGCAACCATGGGCGCATTGGTCGGTACGGCGAAATGCCGAAGGGTGACAACGTGGATCGAATCTCGTATGAGATTGCACGCAACAAGGTGGGGCACCTAGTAAAGGATTGGCAGTCATCTGATGCTTGGTATCAAATTGTCAAAATTGGCAACTACACGGCGCTGTTAGTACATGGCGATGAAATCAAGAGCTTTGGCGGTAACACGCCAGCGTTCGGCATACTGAGGAAGGTCAACGCGTGGGCAGGTGGAGTTATTGAGGATTTCAACGACTGCTACATGGGCCACTGGCACACGCCAATGAGCTTGACGATGAGCAACGGAGGTCGCATTTTTGTGACAGGCTCCCCGGAGTCGCACAACGAATACGCTCGAGAGTTCGTCGCAGCCACCGGGATACCGAGCCAACGGTTGCACTTCGTTGACCCAGACAAAGGCCGGGTAGCGGCGGAGTACGTGGTATGGCTGGACTAGACGGAGCCATCGTCCAGGTGACGTGGCATGACGCTCACAGCCTTGACAACAACGAATGGCACGAACTAGGGGACATTGATGACCAGCCACTGGTATGCGTGTCCGTGGGCATCCTGAAGCGGTACAAGCGTCACTGCGTACTGATTCAGACCTGCACGGCAGATCAGGGTGCTGACAACGTGCTACTCATACCGTGGGGAATGGTACGAAAAGTAGAGAAACTGAGCATCCCACACAAGCGACGAAAAAGCCGCTAAGGTCAAAACAGGCTTCTGGAGGGGCCTACACATGACACACAACCTGATTACCTACGAAGTCCTCACCGGGCTTTGTCCAGATACAGCGCAACAATTCCACTTGGTAGTGTTCAGGAACGCTGAAGGCGAGGTCGTAAAGGCCCAGCTGCGTTACCGATTCAACGCTGACGAGGATTGGAGCGAGCCATCAAAACTGACCCATCAGCCTCGCATCGACCCGGAACACCCGAGCGTCGCATGAATCCCCTAGCAGTGATCGCCTTGGCTTTGTCCGGGCTATTTGGCGTAACCCTGGCTGTTACGTCCGACCCACAAACCGACACCATCGGGCTGGTGTCCGAGTCCACCGTGTACACGGCTCCCCTTTCGGGCACGGTGGGCTTGGACACCGCTTCAGACGCATTAGGAAGCCCTGAGAGCGTCGTAACGACCATGCCCCCATACACAGGCCCAGGCTGCCGAGAATGGGCTGACACAGCCCTACGAGCAGGCTTCGTGCTTGATGACCTATGGCTAGCGCTACAGGTGGCAGAGCTTGAATCAGCCTGCTTACCTAACGCCATTGGTGACAATGGGCAGAGCTTCGGCCTGATGCAAATTCACACGCCATCATGGTGCCAGCCAACCAAATACTGGCCTCGCGGCTACCTGCAAACCAAAGGCATGATTGATGACTGCACCGAACTGTTTGACCCACTTACCAACTTGTGGGTGGCATGGCACATCGCAACGAACTACGGCTGGCAGAACTGGAGCACATACGACAATGTTGTGGGCTGACTACTTCTTTGCCGGGGTGTTCACCACATACATCGTGGGATGCGTGTACTACATTGTCAAAACCACTGAGAGGAAAAAGTGAGCAGCAACATTGACCCGGGCGATGCCGCGTATCGAGCATGGCAACTCACCAAAAACGGTGAACGCATGGAACAGTACGGTCACCCATTTACCGACTACACCATGGTGCGCCGTATCTTTGGTGTGCTCACCAACTTCAAGCACAACCTGACCGTGCAAGAGGCCATCATGTTTATGGTGGCAGTCAAATTGGCTCGGCTCATGAAAAGCCTTGACAACGAGAAAATGCACGAGGACTCACTGGTTGACGCAATCGGCTACCTCAACTGTTTGCACATGGCTGACGCACGTGATCAGCTGCTCGATGCCCCACTACACGTACTAGGAGACATGGAGTTTTGGCGTGACAAGCCCACAGAAGCGTAAAGGCCATGCAGCAGAGCTTGCAGTAGTCAAATGGCTACGAAAGTACGGAATCAAAGCAGACCGTATCCAAGCAGGTACCCACGATGACAAAGGCGATGTCACAGGCTGGCCCGGTGTCGTCATTGAGGTCAAAGACCGTAAAGCACACGACTGGGCTGGCTACTTCAGGCAGTTGCGAGCACAAATGACACACGCCAACGCCTACACAGGAGTCATCATTTGCAAACGACCCGGGCACACCGATGTTGCACAGTGGATGGCTGTCATGCCCGTGGATGAATGGTTCAACCTGATGCTGCTATTGGAGGAAAAAAGCAAATGAGTTTCAACCTGGACAATTACGTTGACGTACCAACACGCCTACGCATGGCGTTAGACAAGTTCCCAGACCTGCGAGTACAAGAGTCGCAACCGACATTTCGTGAGGTCAACGACAAGTTGTACATCGAGATACGTTGCACAGTGTGGCGAGACAAAGACGATCAGTTGCCATGCATCGCATACTGCTGGGAGCCATTCCCGGGCCGTACGCCATACACCAAAGACTCAGAGCAAATGAACGCCAGCACCTCGGCTCTAGGTCGCGCTTTGGGCATGATGGGCTTTGGCATTGACCACAAAATGGCATCAAAGCAAGAGGTAATGGCACGCCAAGAGCAGCCACGTGTGGAAATTGCCCGGTATGACGATGGCGAACCCATCCCAGACCCATTCACAGGCGAACCACAAACAAACGTGGTGCCTATGAAGGCTGGCCCTGGCAAAGCGTCAGAGAAGCAGATTGGCATGATTCGAGTGTTGGCTAAGACCAGAGGCTTTACACCGGGCAGTCAAACGATGCGTGAGATTGGCACAGTGCTCAATCGTGAGGTCGTAAAACTTGACGAACTATCCAAGCAGGAGGCTTCTGCTGTAATCACAGCTTGGAAAAACTAAAGTACGCCAATCACATTGGTGCGTTCAGGCCGCGTGACCTGATGCAGGTGCAAATCCTCGAGGACTCATCATCCCTAGTTCGCCCATTAGAAGGGCAGCTCAGCCCATGCAAACAGATCCATTGCGTGGCGAGTGTGAACCGTGCTTCAACAACGGTCGGGATGGTGCCCGGGGGCACTCTGCCTAAGTAGCCTTGACACACAACATGACGCAGCCCTTCGGTCACAAACCCAGAACATGGATAGGCGACTGCACTCGATGCAACGCAAACAACCTCGCGACAGACTTCGGTGATCAAATCATCAACGGTGAACCCGTATGCCTCACTTGCCAAATAGACCTGACAGCAACCGAGCAACGCGAGGGCGCTAGGACAAGCGAAGCGCGTCAGCCAAACCACAATGCCTAAGCGCACATCCAATACTGCGTACCTCAAAGCACGCCGCGAACTCCTGGCGGATAAACCCCAGTGCCACTGGTGCAAGAAACGCCAGGCCACCGAAGCAGACCACCTGATTGAGCACGACAGAGGAGGAACCGACACACCAGACAATCTCGTTCCCTCATGCAAGCCATGCAACGCACGACGCGGAGCCAACTACAAAGCAGCCAAAGGTCGAGCACGACAAGCCGCACGCCCCGGCAACCAAACCCAAACACGCTCTCAAAATCGCAAACCAAAAAAATCACGCAAGGATTTTTTGGATCAACATCAGTCCTTGCC